GATCGGCTTTCCCGGTGCGGGCACATTGACCTGGCAGCAGGGGCTGTGGGCCGGGCTCTTTGACGGCTGCCTGGTGGCACTCGACCACGCCGTCTGCGACTGGAGCACCGGATCGCTGGTCGTCATCGGCACTTACAACGAATTCACCGGCCGGGTCGGCGATATCGACATCGGCCGCTCGATGACGACGATCCGGGTCAAGTCGCTGCTCGACCTCTTGAGCGTCCAGGTGCCGCGGCGGGTCTACCAGTCGATGTGCAACCACGCCTTTGGCGGGGTGATGTGCGGCTATGACCGGGTCAATGGCTTGAACGCGCTGGGGGCGGCGACCGGGATTGGTGCGATCACGGCGGCGGCGCGCAGCGGCAGCTCGCAGAACGCGATCAGCCTCGGGGTGTCGCCCAACCCGTCGACGGCCTACGACCAGGGCTCGCTCGTTGGCACATCAGGGCAGAACAGCGGTTTTACGCGCACTATCGGCCAGCTGGTCGATGGCACCGTCCATCTGCTGCAGCCGTGGATCTTCCCGGTCGCCACCGGCGACGGCTTCCAATTGCTGCCGGGCTGCGACCACACCCTGCCGACCTGCAGCGGTTACCTCAACAACGCCGGCCGCTACGGCGGGTTTCCCTACATCCCGCCGCCGGAGACGGCGGTCTAGCCGCCGGGACCCGGGTTCTGCTCCTCGAGCGCCCGCACGCGGGCAGCCGTGCGCTGCTGCTGGCGGTGCATCGCGCGCAGCTCGGCGCGGATCTCGCGCATCTCGCTGCGCACCATCTCCAACTGGGCCTCGAGCCGGTCAAAGCCGGCGTCGTGGCGGCGCACGATTTCGGTCAACACGTCGACATCGTCGCGCAGGGTGCGCAGCTCGGCGAGCACGCGCTGCAATTGCGCGGCGATGAACTCCAGGGTAACCGGCCGTTCCTCGGACATCGCCTAATTTCAACGCCGCCGATTTGGTTAAAGTCAACCGGAATTAATCGGCGGCGCCGGAGCCGGCGGGCGGCCCGCGGGTCCCCCGGATCCAGGTCCGGGGCCGCGGGTTAGGGCTGCGGCTGCGCACCGCCCAGGGCTTGCGAGGCGGCTTCGAGCTTGCTGACGGCGTCCTCGACCTGCGCATCGCTGACCGAGCCGGCATCCTGGTGCAGTGACTGGATCAGGGTGATCGCGGTCTGCACCGCGGACTGGATGTCGGCAACGGCTTTGGCGAGATCGTCGGCTACGGCCATGGTTCGCTCCTGTTCTGCGAGCAGCTGCTGGACGCCGGCCCAGATCTGCGCCAGCAGCTGATCGATTGTCGGCGGCGGTGAAAAGGCCGCCGCCTCGGGTGAAAACGTCGGGGGTTGCGCCATGACCGCCACTATACCACTGGATGCCCGGCGCGCCCCTCTCGGCGAAGCGGAGCTTCGCCTGCCGCTAGGCGAAACGGAGTTTCGCCGGAAGGTAATCGCCGAGGCCGAGGCGTGGCTCGGCACACCCTATCACCACGGCGGCCGAATCAAGGGCGCCGGGGTCGATTGCCTGACCCTGTTGGCCGAGGTCTACGCCGCCGCCGGGGTCATCGAGCCGGTCCTCGATCTGCCGTTCTACCGGCCCGATTTCATGTTTCACACGGAACTCGAGACCTATCTCAACGGGCTTCTCGAGGCCGGCGGGCGCCCGATTGAGGTGCCGCTGCCGGGCGATGTCGCGATCTTCCGCCGGCACGACTGGCGGATCTTTGGCCACGCCGCGATCGTCGTGGGCTGGCCGCAAGTCATCCACGCCATTCCGGGGCGGCCGCCGCGCCACGGCTGCTGCCGGGCCGACGCCAGCACCGGCTGGTTTCGCCAGTACCAGGTCAAATTCCTGTCGCCGTTCTGCCGATGAGCTTCCTGCGCCCGCACTACGATTTTCTGCAGCAGCTCGCCTGGCAGCGGCCCGCCACCAATGCGCTGCAGTACAACACCTCCACCCCGGGGTTGGTGATCCCGATCGTCTTTGGCGTCCTGCGCATCCCCAGCAATCTGCTGGGCATGGGCAATTACATGGGGCCGGGCGGCGGCAAAAAAGGGAAAGGGGTGGGCAGCCTGCCGATCGGCGGCACCAATACCGTCGCCGGCAAGGGCGGCGGCGGCGGCAAGGGCAAGGGCAGCAGCGGCAAGGGCAAAAAGGGCGGCAATCACGATTTCACCGTCGATGCCGATTTTGGCCTGTGCCAGGGCCCGATCAGCGGGGTCGGGCAGGCCTATGTCAACGCCCAGGTCGCGGATTTCTACAGCATCGGGCTCAACCTCTATTTGGGCGGCGACGGGCAGGCGGCAGACGGCACGATGGCCGGGCTCGGCTACACCGTCGGCTATAGCGGCACCGCGCATTTCGCCGGCAACTTCGATCTCGGGATGTCGCCGGTGCTGCCCAATGTCTCTGTCGAGGTCTATGGGTTCTCGGCCAGCTCGTTTCCCGGTCTGCAGGACGCCAACGCCGGGCATGTCGTGCAGGCGCTGCTGCTCGACCAGCGCTGGGGCCTCGGGTTTCCGGCGCAGTACCTCGACCCCGATCTGTTGACGCTCTACGGCGATTACACCGTCGCCGCCAACCTGCCGGTGTCGGTCGTGCTCGACGCGCAGCAGAAGGGTACGGAATGGCTCGACGGTCTGACCCGGCTGACCAATACCGCGGTGGTGTGCTCGGGCAGCCTGGTCAGGCTGATCCCCTATGGCGACGCGGCATTGAGCTCCAATGGCGTCAGCTGGACGCCCTACAACAACATGACCCCGGTCTATGCGCTGACCGACGACAATTTTCTTCCCTGGCACCCGCGCGCCGAGGACAGCGAGGAGCCGCAGACCGGCGAGGACGACCCGGTCATCATGACCCGGCACAACCCGGCCGACCGCGATAACTGGCTGACCATCCAGTACAAGGACCGCTCGAATTATTACAACGACAATGTCATTCCGGTGTTTTCGCAGGGTCACATCGACGCCTATGGCCGGCGCGATGGCGAGACATTGCCGGGGAAATGCTTTTGCAGCCCGGGCGCGGCGCAGATCTCGGCGCAGCTGATCCTGCAGCGCAAGCTCTATGTCGACACCTGCAAATTCAAACTCGGCTGGCAATACGGGCTGCTCGAGCCGATGGACCTCGTGCTGCTGACCGACCCCGCCGCCGGGTTCACCGAGGCGCCGTTCAGGATCATTTCGCGCGAGCGCAACGCCAATGGCGATTTGACCTTTGAGGCCGAGACGGCCGCCGGCCCCGGCATCAGCGACGGCTGCGCTACTGTAACCTCGCAGGCGACGCCGGGCGCGCCACCGACAGTCGACGGCACCGGGGGTGCGAGCGGGCTTGCGCTCACCTCAGTCACCGCGACAATCACGACAACGCAGCCCAATGACGTGATCCTGGTGCTGGTCCAGGGCTTTCAGACCGCGCAGGTCGCTGCTGGGGCGCCGCAGATCGGCTCGGTCTCCAGCCCCAATCTGGGGGCATTCAGGGCGCGCACCGGGGTGATCACGGCACAGCTCAATGCCGGGGGGAGCAGCTTTGCCCCCTGGTATGGTGCCACGCAGCTCTTGTGGGCGCCGGCACCCAATGTGCTCACCAACGAGCCGATCAAGTTGACGTTTAGCTCGGAGGTGGTCGGCGGCGGTCTCGCGGTCATGGCGATCAATGGCGCGGCAAACATCAACAGCCCCTTTGACCCTGACCCCTCGCTGCCGGCAGAGCAGACCTACGTCAGCCCGACCCAGACCGCCGGCCAGGTCCAGGTCGGCGGTGTCTCGACCACCAACAGCAATGATCTGATCATCGGCGCCGCGGCCGTCTTCTCCCGGATCAACGTCGCCGCCGGCAGCGGCGTCGCGCTGACCTATTCCGCCGCCTCGGGCGATGGCATTACCCAGCCCTTTGCCGGCTATGCGGCGGAATGCATCATCGTTGCCTACCCGTCGGGCGCGCGGCTCGCCGGCGCCACGCTCAACACCCTTGTCGCCTTTGTCAACGGACAGCCGATGGTCACCGACAACTGGATCATGATCGGCGACGCCATCACCTCGAGCTGATCCATGGCACTCTCGCCCATTACCTCGACCGGGGTCGGCACCGCCTACGGCTACCCGCTGCAGAACACCGCCGGGCAGGGCTACACCGCGGTCGCCGCGGCGGCCGCGGCAGCGGCACCCGCCGTCAATACGCCGATCATCTTTGAGCCGCCGCCGGGGCTCTCGGGCGGTGCGCTCTTGGTGTGGATCGTCGCCTCAGGCGGGCCCAGTAATTGGGGCGGCTGCCAGGTCTACATCAGCCCCGACAATACGACCTATGTGCCAGCGGGGAACATCGCTGATGGCCAGATCCAGGGGGTGCTGAGTGCCACATTCGCCAGTGGCAATGACCCCGACACCGTCAACACCTTGGCGGTCGATCTGACCGAAAGCGGCGGCCAGCTGATCGCCGGCACGACAACCGACGCCGATGAATACCTGAGCCTGTGCTGGTGCGACGGCGAGCTCGTCGCCTATTCGGCGGCGACCCTGACCGCTGCCAGCAAATACAGCCTCGGCACCTATATCCGCCGCGGCGCCTATGGCACGACGATTGCCAGCCACAGCAGCGGCGCGCAATTCGCCCGCATCTTGGGGTCGACCTTTTCGATGGAATTTCCGTCGAACCTGATCGGCAAGACGTTTTACTGGAAATTTCCGTCGTTCAACTCGCTGGGCGGCGGTCTGCAGTCGCTGTCCAATGCGACGGCCTATTCCTACACTTTGACCGGCGCCGGGCTGCTGCCGTTTCTCTACCGGGTCACGACCGGCACCAGTTTTACGGTGCCGTCGAGCCCGATCGTCGCCCCCGACATCCAGGTGATGTGGGCGAGCTCAAGCGCCGGCGCCAAGACGACCAACATTCCGGCCGCCGGCAGCGCGGCCCCGCGCTTCCGGCTCGGTGTAGCGACCACCTTGGGCAATGGCGATAAGCACACGATCACGCCGGCCTCGGGCACGATCCAGGGGCAGAGCAGCTACTCGTTCGTCGATGTCCCCGGCGGCGCCAACATCGCGCTGCTGGCGGATGTGACCGGCAGCAACTGGATCATCAGGTAAGGGCCAATATGCAGGACAAATCCGCGGTCGCCATCGCCGCGATCGCGGCGGCGACCATTGCTCTGGCGGTCGCCGGCTACTGGCCCAAGCCGGCGGTGAGCTCGTGGGAGCCGCCGGTCCAGCCCGACGAGACCGCGTTCACGCAGGGCACCAGCAACACGCTGATGCCGCTCAGCTGCTTCTACAGCAGCTCGATCAGCAACCTGAGCAACAATCAGGCCGGTGCGGTGCAATGCACGATCGACCGCAAGCTGGTGGTGAGCCAGCCCGGCTCGGTCAGCGGCGGCTATTCGAGCTCGCTGATCAGCGGTGCGGTCTCGACCACCGGCACGAGCTCAACCCAGATCATCGCCGCCATCGCCTCGACCCGGATCTGCGTCAACGAGCTGTCGATCGCCAACACCAGCAGCACCGACTCGCTGATCACTCTGCAGGACGGCTCGGGCGGCTCGACCCTCTGGTACACCGTCGCCCCGGCGAAAAACGGCTATGGCGGTTCCAATGTGACCCTGCCCGCGCCGGTCTGCACCAGCAGCGGCAACGGGCTCTATTTCGCCGCCGGCACCGCGGCGACGACGATCTACGTTTCAGCGGGCGGCTTCAAGGGGTAGCGGAGCAATCGATGATGAAATCCATTCTTTTCGCCGCACTCGCCGTCCTGCTGTTGGCCGCCGCACCCGCGGCGCGGGCGCAGATCCTCTTCGCCGGCGGCGAGGACACCGAGTTTTCCGGTGTGACGTCCTCGAAGCGCGGCAGCGCCGGCGGCGAGACTGACGGCGGGTACAGATCCAGCTTTGCCCGCGAAGGGTTGAATGTCGACGGCAACGGCAGCACCGTCGCTGACCCTCCGACATACATGATCACGTCGCCGACCTTTACCGCGACATCAAACCCGCTGTGGATCCACGCGCAGGTGTACATGGCGAATGTCGGCTCGACCGCCGGGATCCAGGCGGTGCGGGTCTATAGCCCAGACGGGGTGGCGCGCATCCTGCTGCGGCAAACCGCGACCGAGGGCCTGCTCAAGGTCTCGACGCGAAACGCGGCCGGCACGATCACCGATCTGGCAACCGCTTCTAGCGCCATCTCTGCGAACACGCAGACGGCCCTCGACCTGATGATCAACTATACCTGCTCGTCGAGCGGCGGCGTGCAGCTCTATGTGGCCGGCGTGCAGGTCATCAATTACAGCGGCAACCCCTGCACCGATTCCGCGACCACCTTGAACCAGGTGGCGCTGGCGCAGCTGACCAACGACGGCAATTCCAACGGCTGCACGAACGGCACCCAGGCGGGCAACTGCTGGTCCGAGGTCATCGCCGCGCAGCAGGACACCCGCAGCATGGGGTTGTGGAGCCTCACGCCCCAGGCGACCGGCAACACCCAGAGCTGGACCGGCTCGGTCGGCAACATCAACGAGACGACGATCAACGACAGCAACAACATCAACACCGCGACCAACAATGCGCTCTCCGAATGGACGACGCCGACGAGCTATCCCAGCGGCAACTGGAGCCTGACCGCGGTCGTGCAATCCTTCAGGGCGCTCGTCGGCACCACCGGGCCGCAGCATTTCCAGCCGCTGATGCGGGTCAACTCGACCGACAACACCTCGGGCACGAATATCGCGCCGACCACGTCATTCGCCAATTACCAGTATGTCTGGACGCAGAACCCGCACACCAGCGCGGCGTTCTCGACCACCGACATCAGCTCGGGGTTCAACCTCGGGCTGGAGAGCGAGCCATGACGACCATGACAAAAGCACTCGCGGCGCTCGCCGCACTGCTGTGGGTCGGCGCGGCGCAGGCGCAGACGGTAACCCCGCAGGGCCGGCTGACCCTGACCAGCGCCACGCCGGTGATGACCACCGACACGACCGCAGCGACCACGGTCTATTACGACTGCTATGCCGGCAACAATGTCCCGGTCGGGTCGACCCCTTCGAACCTGACGATCCCCTCGTGCGAGGTCTCGATGGGGCTGAGCACCTCGAATGTCGCCTCGGGCTCGGTCTATGACATCTTTGGCGTGTCGAACAGCGGCACCCTGGTCATTTGCGTCGGCCCGGCCTGGTCCTCGACGACCGCGCGCGGCACCGGCGCCGGCACGACCCAGCTCGACCAGACCAACGGCGGGCTGTGGACCAACGAAAACAGCCTGACGCACTGCTATGGCGGTGCTGCCGGGACGACCGATTACGGCTCGGTTGCCGCGCATGCCGCGACCTATCTCGGCTCGCTTTATGCGACCGCCAATGGCCAGACCGGAATGCAGTTCGCGCCAGCGGCGGCCGCGGGCGGCTCGAACAACGTGCTGGCGCTTTACAATGCCTACAACCGCGTGCTGTTTCACTCGCTGTCGCGCGACAACACCTCCAGCTGGACCTACTCGACTGCGACCTGGCGGGCGGCCGACAACAGCAACAGCAACCGCATCAACTGGCTCGACGGCCTGATCCAGTCGCAGGTAACCGCCTCCTGGCAAGCCTTCTGCGGCAATCAGGGCGGCAACAATTACAGCGTCGGGGTCAACTTTGACAGCACCAGCGCAACCCCTGGCGGGGTTGTTGGCGACAGCTATTACAGCGGCAGCACCAGTTTTAGCAGCATCGCCGGGGGCAACTCGACCATCGCGCTGGGGTGGCACTATGCGCAGGCGATGGAGGACGTGCAGGGCGGGACGGTAACGTGCGACGGGGTCGAGAACAGCGCGGTCCTGATGGGGCTCAGCCTGTTCCTGATGGACTAAGCGACCGATGGCGCGGCTGGTTCTCTCGTTGGCAGCCTTGGTCCTACTGGGCGCGGCGGCGCCGGCGCGGGCGCAGAGCCTGACCTGGCCGAAGGGCGAGACCGCGGGCTCGATACCAAACCAGCTGCAGTCCTCCAAGCTGCAGGGCTACGGCGTGCTCAACGGCACCGGCATCGACGCTTCGAAGATCCAGGGCTATGCAGTCCTCAACCCGTGCTCGGAATGCGTCTCGAAACTGCAGAGCTATGCGGTGCTGAGCGGCTCCGCTTCGACCGGTGTGG